TTAGTATCTGCTATGGCTAATGCTCTGTAATCAATTAGGCCGCTCTTAAAGCTGCTTTCTCTTGATACTTCGATTAATATACCTTGTGGTATGTTATAGCCCATATAATCAAAGTTTCCTAGATATATGTCGCCGTCTGCTATGTTATCGTCAATTACTACTTCCTTACCTAAAATGTAGCCTATAGCTTCATTCTTTGGATCCTGTATAAAGATTGGTCTACCGTTTGCGTCTACTAATCCATATACGGACTTATAAAGTGTTGCGTTATTCATAGCAAATTTAGCGTTTGCTCCATAACCTCTTTTTAGTAATCCTAATGCTGCGGTAATGTCTGTATATGCTAATCCGTCTGTAGCACTATATTCTATAGCGTTGGTGTCTTTAGTCCAGGTAATAGTTTCTAATCCTGTACCTTCTGTAGATCCTTCGCCATTAATAATACTATCTTCAATAGTTTCCATTACACTATTTACTAACTCGTCTACTAGATAGCTTTCAAATGCTGCTATACTCATTCTTTGAGTAGCTGCTGAAATGCTAAATATTTTAATTATTTCATAGCCGCCAAAACTTACATAAGCTAAATTAGCTTTTTCAGTTTCTACTGCGTCCCCTTCTGTGTGCCATGCAGCTTTATTACTTGGTGTTGCTATTGGCACCCTAATATTTGTTGGTAGATTAAAGTTTCTACAATGTCCTAATAATCCGCCTTTCTTTCTGGCCTTGCTTATTACCTCGTCTAATGTAGCCGTTGGTAATACTGCTGCTGCGTTTGTAGTAGTATTAAAGGCATCTGCTCTTGTTTCTGTCATAGCCTGGTTAAATACTCTTTGTTCTACTTCTGTTAACTTATGGCCTAATAAATTCTTAAAGAAGGCTGATCTATATTCTTTAGTAGCAAATATTGCTTCTCCTTCTGGCATTTCAACTTTATTATTATCGTTGTAGTTCATACCAGTAATAGGATTAAAGATATTTACCTTACTTCTTGCTGCTGCTCTAGTTTCAATATTTTCTTTAGCTTCTTTCAAGCCGTCTAATTCAATGTTAAGGCTTCTTATGTCTGCGTTTGGATCTGTGTCTATAATATTGCCTATTTCTGCGGCCCTTTTCTCAATTTCCTTAATATCATGGTTTCTATAATAGTTAAAAGCTTCTGCTACGCTATTAAATTTCATTATAATACACTCCTTTTCAGTATTTGATTTACTTTAATTTTGGCTTGTACTCTTTCCGGGCTTTCTAATTCTTTTTTTACTCCCTCTATCTGACTTCTAGCTTCTACGCTTGTTTGAGGATAGGCCGGAAATGGTACTATAGATACTTCATAGACTTTCTCAATCTTGGTTATTGTCCTGGTATTTGTTTTAGGATCATAATGGCTACCGCCTTCTGGTACTTTAAACCCAAAACTCATACCTGTTAAGTCGCCCCGTTTTATTGCCATATAAACGCTGCGGCCTTCTTCTGTATCTGGTAACTCTGCTCTTAATGTTAACCCTGCCGGATCTAACATAAATTGCATTGTTTTTGGTACTCTAGCCAATGGAATTTTTGATAAATCGTGATTATAAAGTAATCTGCTATCTGTTAAATCTGCTCCGTCTAATGCTCCACGCTTTATAATCTCTGTATATTCTCCAAAGGCTTCTTTAATTGTGGTAGGTTGGTCATATACTATGGCCCTACCTTCTATATAAAGGCCTTTTTCCTTTCCTACCGGATTGGTGGCCCTTATTTCACCTATTCTAATTTCCTTCATCATCATTACTCCCTTTTGCTACCACTTGATTATTATTTTCTAATTGGTATTGGTCGGCTTTATCTGCTGATATTACATTTAAAGTCTGTAATCTTCTATCGCCGTCCTCTACTGGTGGTAAATTTAATATTTCTAATGCTTGATTTATGGTAAATAGCCCTAATGGCATTAATTCTTTTAATATGTTTGTTTTTGTGCTACTGCTACTAAACTGTAGTCTATTTGCTTCAAACATAATCATATTGCCAAAGGCTTGTTCTCTTGGGGTAAATATTTTATCTGTTAACTCTAGGCTAAACTGTAAAGCCAATGGCTCTATTACGCTTTCATAAAAGGCGTTAAATTCTTCTTCTGTATAACTACTGTTTACTATGCTTTCAGTTATTCCTAGATACTCATATACTTTCTGTTTTACTGCTGCTAATTGCTTTTCGTCTATGGCCGTTGGTTTAATCTCCAATGGTATATATTCGGCCTTACTATCTATTGCAGCTATACCGCCGCTATTTGCTACGGTTAAATAATCATTTATAAAGGCTTCTTTTTCCTCTTTTAGTTTCTCTGGGCTTAATACCTGGTTGTATTTTAATATCCCTCTTATGGTTGCATTAGCCTTTATAGCTTGGCTCATTCCTTCGCTTTGTGTGTGTGCTAATTCAAGCGTTGGTAATATGGCCGTGTTTGTATCTCCTAATAGATCATTGTCATTAAAAAACCTTCTAATAGTGAATACATCTTCAAACGGTAATATATATGTCTTTCCCTTACCTACAATAAACTTACAAAATAACTTGCCTGTTGGATCTGCTAGGTACTCCATACTATGGGGCCTTATGGGCCATATAGCTTTTAGGTTTCCTTTCTCGTCCTTATCTAAATAAGCAAATGCGTTATTGTATAGGTAATAATGGGTTACTAGCTTATACATTAAATCATAGGCCGTCATATATGGATTGGGCCTTACTTGTAATATTC